TGCTCGATGGCTCGGCCCAGTCAGCGTGCCAACACATCGCTCATCCAGACTACCGACACCCTGACCATGGCATCCCTGCTGGACGCCGTTGCCAAGCTGCGTCTGAACGCCGTCCCCGACATCGATGGCGCGTACAATTGCTACCTCGACCCCATGTCGGCTCGTCAGCTGTTCATGGACGCCGATTTCAAGCTGCTTTATCAGGGCGCGACCTCGGCCAATCTGGTCTTCCGGCGCGGCATGGTGAACGAGTTCCTCGGCCTGCGCTTCGTCACCACCAACGAAGCCTACGTCACCGCGCACCCCACGATCGCCGGTGCACTTGTCCGTCGCCCCATCGTTTGTGGCAAAGGCGCTTTGATCGAAGGCGATTTCGCGGGGATGGCCGCGAACGATGTCGCCCCGGCCGACTCCATCGTATCGATGGTCGATGGTATCGCCATGGTCACACGCGAGCCGGTCGACCGGTTGCAGCAGATTATCGCCCAATCCTGGTATTGGATCGGCGGGTTCTGCACACCGTCGGATACCACGACGACACCGACCACCGTCCCGACGGCCACGAACGCCGCGTTCAAGCGGGCTGTCATGATCGAACATATCGGCTAGTGCGCTTACCTGAACCGGCGGTGGATGGCTGACATGGTGCCCCTTACGGACGCGGAAAAATCCGACGTACGACGTCATTGCGGCTACCCGATCCAGGCCGTCGCCGGGACGGGTGGCCAGTCATGGTTCCTTTACCATCAGTTCGGCCAGCTGGAAGCGCGCATGAACCTGTTGAATGACCAGGAGCTTCGCATCGCGCGCACCTACCTCGCGACCTTGCTGACTCTGGAGTTGGCGGTACCCCGATCCGGCGATAGCCTGGACACGGACCAAGCGGCCGTATGGACCCGCAACCGCACCGAACAACAAGACCGACTCGCGCTGTTCGACGAATGGCGCAGGCGCCTATGCGCGTTTCTGGGCATTCAGCCTGGCCCATATTTCCCGGACAAAACAAGCTGGGTGGTCGTCTGACATGGACCGAGCCGCTCTCTTGGATCGATCCCACTGGGGTATGAACATTGCCGCTCGGACGATGGGGGTCCCCACGGACCTCTACCGTCCGATCGGTGTCCGTAACCCTCTCGCGCTGGAAAATCGCATGTTGCGCTTGCATGCGGCCTTCACCCCACGGACCAGTCGGCCATCGCGTGGCAATCTGTATGGCGACCCGCTGTGGCTCGGCATTTTCGATGCGGCCTACACGCGGGTGGGAGACTACCTGGTTCAGCCGGAAGGAACCTATTTCATTGCCGCGCAACAGGCTCTTGCCGAACCGCTGTGCGTGCAAACCAACCGCCGTTTGACGATCACCCGAGCGATCCCGCCGGGGCTTGTGGGGGAAAATGGCTACGGCGGCATCATCGAGGGCAACAACGCCGTGTTGATGGAAGACTGGCCAGCGAGCGTGCTGGGCGTCCAAAGCACCGGTAGCCCCACCGCGGCCCTGCCGAGCGATGTGTCGGTGCAATATCTGTCGATACTGTTGCCTCAGGTGGCCGGCGTAGTTCTCCAGATCAACGATTTGGTCGCCGACGATCTCGGCCGCGGCGCCGTGATCGGCGCGGCGGAATTGACCGACATGGGCTGGCGGATAACCGCGAAACAGGCGTCGGCGTGATGGCGGATTTAGCGGATGTCGAAGCAGCCTTGGTGGGCTTGGCAACCACGGCGCTTTATCCCGACGGGCAGACCGCCACGAGCGCGGTTGGCGTCGACTGCCGGATCTATCGCGGCTGGCCCACGCCGGCCGCGCTGGATGCCGACCTAAGGGCCAGCAAAGTCAACGTCACGGTCTTTCCCGACAGCGCGCCGGGCCAAACCCTGACCCGCTATGCATCCGAATGGTTCGGCACACCGGCCGCCCCTGCATTGTCGGTATCGATCGACGGAAATAAGGTCACATTCGCCGGCAGTGCGGACGTTGGTCAGGTCGCAGGGATACTGTTTGCCAATCGGACCTTCGTATACCGGACCGTCGCCGGCGACACACCCAGTACGGTGGCCGCGAACCTTGCGGTTCTCATCCGTGCTCGACAGATCGTGCAACTGACCGACACAACGTTAACCATCCCCGGTGCATCGAACGTCGTTGCCCGCGTCGTCGCCGACAGTCCCATCGCGCGGGAAGTCCGGCGGCAGAGCCACGATGTGCGGATCACCTGCTGGTGTCCGACCCCCTGGCTCCGGGACAGCGCGGCATCGGCGATCGACAACGCCATGGCAAATCGGGTCTTCCTCGCTCTGCCGGACTCGAGCCAAGCCCACATCGCCTACAAAAACACGGCGGTGTTCGATCAATCGCAAAACGCGGCGCTGTACAGGCGGGATCTGATCTACACCGTAGAATATCCCACCATCCTGTCGGTGTCGGCACCCGCGATGCTCTTCGGAGACTTGGCCCTCAACGCCATCGACGTCACCGTGTAATTCCAAAAGGTGGATCGCCACCGCGTCATGATTTCAGAAAAAAGGCGGTAAATAATGCCAATTGTCCAGCAAGGGGCAATCAACACCACGGCTCTGATCGTCCCCGATCTTTACGTGCAGATTGTCCCCCCTCAAAACCTGATACTGAATGGAGTACCGACGAATATCGTCGGAGTGGTCGGGACCGCCTCGTGGGGCCCCGTCGGGCAGCCCGTGATCGTTTCCACCATGGCTGACTACAACGCGAGTTTCGGTCCCGTCGTCGCGCGCCAATTCGACATGGGGACACATGTCGCAACCGCGGTGCAGCAGGGCGCGCAGGATTTCCGCTGCGTTCGCGTGACCGACGGGAGCGACACCGCGGCGCAAAGCAGCCCAACCGGCAGCACCGTGACGTTCACCGCGATCTGTACGGGGTCGTTGGGCAACAGCATCACGGTAACCCTACAGCCCGGGTCCAGGGCGGCAACGTGGCAGCTGCTGGTTGGACTGCCAGGCAATCGCCCCGAACTCTACGACAATATTTCCGGGACAGGTGCGACCTTCTGGACCAATCTGGCAACGGCGGTAAATACCGGCCAGGGCCCGCAGCGTGGTCCGTCGCGCCTGATTACCGTCAATGCCGGTGGCGCGACAGTGAGCCCAACGGGTTTCACCCTGACGCTCGGCACCACGGTCGCCGGCAGCGACGGTACAGCAGCCGTTTCCGCATCGCAGCTGATTGGCCAGGACGGTTCTATCCGGACCGGCCTTTATGCGCTCCGCGGCCAAGGCTGTGGAATCGGTTTGGTCGCGGACGCCAGCGACCCGACGAAATGGAGCATACAAGCGTCCTTCGGATTGCAGGAAGGCGTCTACATGATCCTCACCGGCCCGCCCGGTGACACGATCCAAAACGCGATCTCCGTGAAGCATGCCGCCGGCCTCGACTCCTACGCCGCAAAGCTGATGTTCGGGGATTGGATATGGTGGTCCGATCAAACGAATGCGACGGTCCGTTTGGTCTCGCCCCAAGGGTTCGTGGCTGGACGCCTGTCCAACCTTTCGCCCGAACAGTCCAGTCTGAACAAGCCGCTCTATGGCGTTGTCGGCAGCCAACACTCCGGGACACCGAATTCCAGCCTGAACACCGCATATTCGGTCGTGGATATTTCTGCCCTGCTGAGTGCCGGTATCGACCTGATATGCAATCCTCAACCGGCGGGCAGCTTTTGGGGTGTGCGCGGAGGACGCAACTCATCGTCCAATGTGACCATTAACGGCGACAATTACACAAGACTGACGAATTATATCGCCGCGACCCTAGCCGCCGGTATGGGATTGTATGTAGGCCGGGTGATCAACGCCGGCCTCCTGCGCCAGATACGCGCAACTCTCCTGTCGTTCCTGCAAAATATGCTGAACCAGGGATTGCTTGGCAGTGTGACGAACGCGCTGCCCTTCAGTGTCATTTGCGACGCATCCAACAACCCAGCCTCGCGGACAGGCCTCGGCTACGTGCAGGCCGATATTCAAGTCCAATATCAGGCAATCAACGAAATCTTCCTAATCAACCTGGAAGGGGGGCAGACAGTCAGCGTTTCCACGCAAACCCTGCCCACCGGTCAGCCAGCGTAACGGGGACACAGGATGTCATTCACAGCCTTTTCCGTCGGCCGCGACACCCAGCTGGTCGTTATGGGCCCGTCTGGACGGGTCGACCTTACCCACGTCACATCGTTCGAAAGCCATCAGCTAACCCAATCCGTGCGGGTCAGCCGCATGGACGGCACCCACATGGGGGCCGAACTGCCGAAAGGTTGGGGCGGCAGCTTCGAGCTGGATCGTGGCAATTCGGTCGTTGACGACTTCATCGCGACGGCGGAGCAGCAGTATTACAGTGGCGCCGGCCCGGTCAGCGGTACGATGTATCAATATATCACCGAGCCTGACGGATCCCTCTCGACATACCAGTATGACGGAGTGTCCTTCCGGCTCGCGAGTTCCGGCACATGGCGCGGCGACTCCGCCGTGAAACAGAAGCTCGAATTCTTCGCGGCAACCCGCCGGAGGATCTGATGACGCCGACGCAAAATGTGTTAGCCGCCGCGAGCGAGCCCCTCATCGCCACTGCCACCGACGGTCGCGTCTTGGTCGCTCGAAAATTAACCGCTCTCGACAAGCTGCGGCTGCTCAAGGCTGCCGGTCCCGCTCTAGCGGAAAACCAAGCGTGGCTGGGTGTTGCAATGCTCGCCGCGTCTGTCGCGGAAATCGACGGTGTCCCTGTGCCCCGGCCGGTATCCGAACAGCAGATCGAAGCGTTGGTCGGCCGGTTGGGCGATACCGGTCTGGATGCCGCGGCGAGTGCGTTATCGGGCGCGGAAACGCCAGGCGAGTCCGCTGCGGGAAACTCGCCCGGCACCCCGACTTGATCGACTGCCTGTATCTGATCAAGAACGGGGTGCCGTTCGATGTTGCTTTTTCACTCCCGGCCGACGAACGCCAAGCATTCGTCGTGGCGCTCGGCACATTGGATGGTCATGTATTCGACTGGAATGCCGGCCAATGGCTTGAAACGACGGTTGACCCCTGATCGGCAAGCAAATGTCCCCTCTTCCAACTCTTAAGCCAGAATGGCGACCTAACCTCGGTTCCGCGGTTATGCATCTGCCTAGACATCCTGCCTTTCCGATCGAGCGGAGCGTCAGGCAGATGGCTGGTCGTGCCCCTGTGTTACCCGCGGGCCGCTCCCGAGGACTAGCCGGCGTGACCGTGTACCTCAGCCAACCCCGACGCGTAGCGGCCTCGCCCCCCGTCCTGCCCCCACTGCGGCCCGCCTTTAACGACAGTTCCGCATCTCCCATGATAACGACGCTCCCGGGGTACTCCCTCAATGCCGTGCGGCGCACGTCCTACGCCTCTCGTTCGCCCCAACAGCCGGCGACAGCCGCCCTGCCCCGTTCGACGATAAACCCGCGTGAGCCGGCAACATCACTACCGTCATTTCAACCTGCCCCACCGACGCAGCCGTCCGCCGCCTTGCACCCCCAAACGCTCCCAAGTCCCCGGCCATCGTCAGAGGTTGCGCGAATGGCAGATAGAAGGGCAGCTTTCGCCTATCCAGCCGAGACGCTGAGTCGCCCACGGGTTGTATCGAGCGTCAACCACCTCCCGAACACGCAGACCAGCCGTCCCCCGGAGACACAGAACGAACGGGCGGCAACGCTGCGGCAATCGCAACACTGGGCGCCGACCGCCCGGTCGTCCATTGGATCCTTCGGCCAAGACGGTGGCACGAACGCAACGATGCCGAACTCTACGCGACAGTCGGACCTCTCCGCGGCAAATGGCTCTGCTTCGGATACACTGGACCAGGCCGAAATTCATTTGGACGGACAAATTTTAGGCCACTGGGTTCTATCGCACCTGGAAGAGGTACTCACACAACCTCAGACCGGAGCCAGTTTTACCAATCGGCGCAGCGCAACGGTTTGGTCGGGCCAGCCGAGTTACTAACACAATCCACAGGGACGCACGAATGCCTCAAGCAGTGTTATCGCTCGGCCCGATTTCATTCCAGGAATTCGAAATTCCTCCGTCGATTACGTTCGGAGGCAGGCAACGCATCGCGACTCACTATTTAAGTTCCGGTGCACGCCAGATCGACACGCTGGGCCCGGACGATGCCGCCATTTCGTTCGCGGGTATTCTATCGGGTTCGAACGCGGCTATCAGAGCCCGAGAAATCGACACTCTGCGATCCCTTGGAACCCCCCTGTTGTTGGCGTGGAGCAATTTCCAATACAGTGTTATAATAAGCGAATTTCAAGCGGAATATAGAAATCGGCGTTGGATCCCCTACCGACTCGCATGCACGGTCGTATCCGACCCCATATCGTCCAGTATCACCGGCAACGAGCTGATGGCGGTCGATGCACTTGCATCGCTTAACCTCATGTATGATGTCGCGCCCGTCCTACCTGCAACCGTCCCGGACCTTCGTCCATTAGTCTCTTCGGCGTCCGGCGCTCGCGCCAATACCCCGGCATTAGCCATCGCCGCAGCGTCGCTGGTTACCGCAACGTCCATCTTGACCGCGGAGGCAGCGAACCGGGAGCTTCAATTGCTGGGCAAACCCTTATCGTTCGCCGGTCTCGCGACGACGCCCGCGGAATATATTTTTCAAATGGTGGAAATCGCGGCAGGCTTACAATCCTTGGCGTCCGCGTTGGATTGCGTCGGCCATGCCGCCCTGTGCCTCCGGGAAATCAGTCCATGAATGCGCACACCATTACCGTGGTATCCGGCAATCTCTTTCAAATTGCCGCGGCACATTTCGGCGACGCAACTCAGTGGATACGCATCGCGGAAATGAACCGGCTGTCGGACCCTTTCCTGACCGGCGTGACAAGTTTAGTCATTCCTCCTGCTACCCAACCGGCGGGAGTGGCCGTTGTCGGACAATAGCACCGGGGCAGCGCCACGAACGCCGCGCCTGCGCGTACTCTTGGACGGCACGACCGAAATTACCCCTCAGTATGCGGAAATCACACACATGGCATCCTATGCGGCTGCCATGTTTACAATTGCTGTCCCTTTGGCCGCACGTCCGGATCTGAACGTAGGCTTTTGGCTCGCCTCGAGCCAACCCGAGGTCCAGATACAAGTCGCGCTTAATGCTTGGTCACCGTATATTGAATTGATATCCGGCCGCTGCGACTCGATGCATCTAAATCCCATAACCGGTGTCGTACGTCTGCAAGGGCGCGATCGAGCCGCATCGCTCTTGGATACCAAATCGTCCATCGTCTATCAAAATCGAACCTCCTCCGAGATAGCAACCGATCTGGCTACGCGCCACGGCCTCACACCAGCCGTCGCCCCCAGTTCGGGATATGCCGGCCGGTACTACGCCAATGAGACGCAACTCTCCAGCCTCGTCCAATTCTCGAAGCTCGTATCGGACTGGGACATATTGGTATCCCTCGCGCAACTGGAGGGTTTCGACTTATACGTAACCGGATCGGTCTTGACATTCCAACCGCGCACCCCGGGGACACAAGCACCGCAATGGATTGATGCGCGGGACTTGATGGACCTGCACATCTCGCGGAGCCTGGCGCTCTCCGGGGGCATTAACACATCCGTCCGGAGTTGGGATTCGGCCAACCAGACATTCGTTTCCGCCTCCGGCAGCTCGCCGGGCAGTTCCAAATCCGCTCCCAGGTATTCCATCATAAAGCCCAATCTCTCTCCCCATATGGCAGAAACCTTGGCTTCCCAAATGGCGTCGGATATTTATCGGAACTCAATGCGTGTTTCGATGACGATGCCAGGCAGCATGGACCTGAGTATCAGAACGCCTCTCATGCTGACGGGACTGGCAACACCTCTTGCCCAAATTTTCGAAATCGAGGTCATCAAAAGATCTTTTCGCTCGAAATCGGGGTTCGTTCAAAAAATATTCGCTGTCCAGTCA